GGGCATTCACGATACCCCGTGTCGCACATCCTTGTCATGCTTGCCTCGCTTTCAGCATGGCGTCTGCCAATGCGTAGGCGTCTTGGGCAATATCATTAAAGGTCGGGGCTTTCATACGGTCGCCATTCCAATAATCAGACATTGTGCCAACTGCAACTTGCGCTGCGAAGTAGTCGCGCAGGGTCATGCCGTCATAGAGCGGATTTTCAATGCCGGGGTGGCATGGAAACGCTGGCCCACCTGTTTCTGTAGTCATGCTGCCTCCTCAGTCTTGCCCAGGTACGCCTTCAGGCGCTTGATGCGCTGTTTCTGGCAAACAACCATTGCTTGCGCGTATTCCACCCCAGCCTCTGCCCGTAGCAAATCATGCTCTGCGTGAAGCAATTCGTGCGCGGCTGTTTGTACTGGCGGCAGCATCTTGAGCGTTGACCGAAATTCTGTCCACATGTACTTAAACATCATTTCACCAGCACATCAAAGGTAGCCAACAAAAAGATTACGCCAGTGCCGACTAAAAGGACAGCACCACAGAGGCTGATCAACAAGCTGCGAGCTTGGTCTAGGTTTTGTTGAGTGAGGTAGCTTTTCATTTCGTTTTCTCCTTGGTTAATTTGCTGACATATCCACGCACTTTGGCGGCGTGTTCTAGGCTGAGATAAAACTCAACTCTGGTTAGGCCAAGCGCCTTGCGGCGTTGGCGTAATAGCTGGACTCGTTGGGTGGGGGTCATGGTGATCATGCTTTGTATTTCTTGATGAGCGCCTTGAGCTTGCGTACTTGACCCGTTGCCCAAACCTTTTGCTTTGGCCCGTTCTCACCGCGCAAATCTTCAGCGTTCCAATGCGTTTCATTTGGATCAACAAACAGACTTAAAACATATTCAGCTTCTTTCACAATTTCGACATCGGTGTAGTCCTCAATCTGCTTTTTGTCGTCAGCAGAAATGTTCTCAAGGTCGTAGGCCAATTCGTCAATTGCTAATGCTGCTTTAATGATTGCTCTCATGGTGTTCTCCTTACAGTGGGATGCCAAGCTCAGAGCCATTGATCGGGGTGTTAAGCCGATCCCATTCAGCCAAGTCCTCCGGCCACTGCATGGCCCTCTCAAGGGCCAGGTACTCTTCAAGCGTTAGCTCAATGATTTTTGCTTTGCCGTCTTGGGCAGTAACTGTGATGCAAAATTTTGTCTTGTTCATTTCGTTGCTCTCCTGTTGTTGATGTATCTATTATATCATAGTTTCCGGTAACGGCAAGTCTTTTTTCAACTATTTCGTAGGTGTTTACCCTTAGAGAACAGGGCCGTAGCCCTGTCTGGTTATGCGTAGTTGTTGCGGATGAGGAAGTTAATCAGCTTGTCGATGCTGGTTGACTCTTGGTACTTGCCGCCCACTGGGTAAATGTAGAACTTGCCGCCGTTCAATTCACCAATCATTTTTTCGGCTGCTGCTTCGCGCTTCTCAAGAGTTGCCAAGGCGCGGTCTTGTGCAGCCATGCGGCGGTTTTGAGTTGCGTTCAGTTGCTGTTCGATGTTCATGTTGTTGCTCCGTTTCGTTGTTGATGCCTCTACTATAACATCGTTTCCGGTAACAACAAGTCTTTTTTCAACTATTTTGTAGGGACAAACCCTAATACCATCTCTTTAGCCCGATCAGCCCCTTTTGCCACGAAACAGGTGTAGCCACAGCCCTCAAGGTAGGCAATCCAGTCCTTCTGCTCAGCGCTGAGACTGCCGCCCTTGACTCGCTTCATCTCCACCCACAAGCGCCAGTCTGGAATGAACAGGTCAGGCACGCCGGGCGATACGCCCTCGACCTTCAAGCGCCCCGCTGTTGCTATGCTCCGCTGCCCCCCGTTGGGGATGGCGAAGATACGCACGCCCCTGTAGCCTTGGCGAAACCAGCGCACGAACTCGCGCTGCTCCTCATGCTCGGTAGGGATGCGCTCTAAATTGGGCATTCTGATTCCCACTTATCGCACTCGCCCACGGTGCTAGCGAACTCCGCTGGCGGCTGCATAAAGAACTCTACGCACAGGCCGTCAACTCCGTAATGCTCACAGGTGTGGCAGCACCTCGGTGGCCCAGCGGCCAGCCAGCGCTTGTAATCAGTCACTAAGTCCGGTTCAGGATGTCTCATGCCCATTTCCTTCTCATTACTCTAAAAAATTTGCCATCGCGTTTGAACTCGATATGAATTGGTGGCTGCGTTTTGTTCATGTTGGTGACCATCTCCTCCAACGACTTCACGTTAAGGCCACCTGACTCGATCTGAGCATTTCTAGCCATATCCACGAGCTTTTGCAAAGCCATCTGCCCAGCGTACCCGTCGTGCGTAACGGCCAGGTACTCTGTGATGGCTGGGTCACTCAAGCCGCCGTAGTAGGTCACCGCCAGCATTTCCTTGCCCGATGCCTTGCTGATGTGCTTGCGCCATGTCCAACTGGTCACATCCAAGTCAGTGCCATCCAGCCCCATGATGTCGTCGTCGTGAAGTTGCAGCTTCTTAATCTCTTTGACTGGAAATGGATGGTCGCAAGCTGGGCAGACCATCACGGAGATATGCACAAGCTCGTCGCAGTTCTCGCAGACCTTTACTGGTGCTTCGCCATTGCCATCACCGCCCTTCTTTGGGGGCTGGACAGCAGTGATCGGCCCGTGGCTAGCCACCACACCAGCGAAGTCAAGCACCAAGCAATGATCGGTGTGGCTCTTGATCCGCATGCCTCGACCCGCCATCTGGACATACAGGCTGGCGCTCATGGTCGGGCGCAGCATGGCGATCAGATCAATGTCGGGGTAATCAAAGCCGGTGGTCAATACATTGGCGTTGGTGAGCGCACGCAAGCGGCCAGCCTTAAAGTCGCCAATCATGCGCTCACGCTCTTTCTTGGATGTCTCACCCGTCACGCACTCCGCAACAATGCCCTGCTGATTGAGCGCATCAGCAATGTGCTGGGCGTGCCTTACGCCAGCGCAAAAGACCAGCCACGCCTTGCGGTCACCGGCCAGAGCAATGATCTCTTGCACCACTGCCTGATTCTTGTCATCGGTATCGACTGCCGCTTGCAACTCGGACTCAATGAACTCGCCGCCCCGCTTGTGAACACCGGTTACATCCAGCTTGGCCTTGGTGACCTTAGAGTGCAGCGTTGACAGATAGCCTTTGTAAATCAACTCCTCGATGCTGATCGGATTAATAAGCGCATCAAACAGAGCTGGCTTGTCAGTGATCAGGCCATGCCCCAACCGATAAGGCGTGGCCGTCAAGCCCACCACCCGCAGCGCAGGGTTGATAGCCTTGAGTTGCTCCAGCAGAGAGCGGTAGCCGCCCTCGTCCTTGTGATTGACCAAGTGGCACTCGTCAATGATCACCAGATCGGTGTGGCCTAACTGCTTGGCTTTGCTACGCACCGACTGGATGCCAGCAAAGGTGATCGGCTCACCCAAGTCCTTGCGGCCAATGCTTGCGCTGTAGATGCCCATCGGAGCGCCAGGCCAGTGCTGGCGCATCTTCTCAGCGTTCTGCTCAATCAATTCCTTGACATGGGTGAGCATCAAAACTCTCGTTTCAGGCCAGTTCTGCAAGGCGTCCTTGCACAGCGCCGCCACAATGTGACTCTTGCCTGATCCGGTGGGCAGCACCAGACAAGGGTTGCCCTTGCCACCTTCCTCAAACCATGCGTAAAGCTGATCTATGGTGCGTTGTTGGTATTCACGGAGCATCAGCCAACTATCCTCGCATCCCAAGTCTTACGCATCTCAGCAATCAAAGGATCACCACCAGCACAAGCCTCGGCATTAGCCAGCAGTTCTGTGCTACCCCAGACGCCCTCTTGCGCTGGGTCACCGTTTGCCATGTTCACGCCATTGATCTCATAGACAGCGGTGAACTCGTCCGGCCCATCCTTGCGTTGCCACGGCACTAGATCGGGGTGCAGGACATGGCTCTCGCAACCCTTGTGCTGTGCGTCCACTGGGATCACATCGTTCCACTTGGCGCAGTGCCATGTGCTATCAGGCATTGGCGTGGCGTTGGCACAGGTGCGGCAATTGACATGCTTGGTGGTCTTGGTTTCGTGGCAGAACTTGTACGCATCGCAGAACTTGCACTGATACCAGCTTGGGTCTGAACTAATTGGCTCTGGCATACGCTCGGCCAGTGCAATGTAGTGACCTCGGCGCACTGCTTTTTCTGAAACGTCCTTGTCAAACTTAACGCGCTCTGTGTGGATGCGGTCATCGTCCTTGCAGATGGCGACATACAGCGCACGGTCAATGCCTGTGCCTTGCATATAGACCTGCATCTGGGTAAAGTGCTCGGGCTTGGCCTTCTCCACGCCGTCCTTGACCAGTGCATCAAACGACTTCTTGCTGTGCGTCTTGAACTCGGCCACATGCTTGGCCTTCGGTGCTTCTGGCACGCCCTTGTCAATGATGGCGTCCAAGCTGCCGGAGACATGGCTTCCAAAGTCAACTCGGTGTTGTGCTGACACCTTGCGTACATCTAGCCCAATGGCACGCAAGTCACTGATAATGGTGGCCTCCTCGTTTTGCCCCCTGCGGAACAAGCGCAGAATCCGGCCTGGGAACTCAGGCTGCACCGCCCACCGGAACGACAACCATAGCCAGCGGTCACAGGCGTGGCCTAGCGTGCTAGCCCCAAGGTGCGGCCTTGGCTTCTCGGACTTTGACTCGTGGTGCTTGTCAACTAAAGCCGCAATGTTATTATCTGGTTCGGGAATCTTCATTGGTTCTCTCCTTGATTGATATTTGCCCCGACCTTCAACAGTCGGGGCTTTTTTTTGCTTACTTCTTCGCCCAAGGTGGTGCAGCCTTGGCAGTTGGGGCCGGTGCTGCTGTAGCGGTTGGCGCTACGCTGCCGGACACTGACTTAAAGCCCCGCACCTCGTTGCTTGCACCATATTGCGCGTCTTGCTTGATGTCCAGCTTGATGCTGATCTGACCACCAATCAATTGGTCAGTGTCAGCAACCTTCGCCAAGCCAATAGCACGCATGATCTCGCCCAACTGTTGGCGTCCGATCTCCTCAGCCTTTGGGTTGGCGTTCTTGATATTGAGGTTGCCAAACACCACACGACCCTGATGGCTAGGGCCAGTGATGTCGTAGCGCAGCTTGATGTACTGTCCATTGCCAGCCTTAGTGTCCTTCAACTCGGCTTGGCTGATGGTGCATGTGTACCAACCCACGGGCAGCGGTTCAAAGTTGCCAGCGTTGCCAACGGGCAACTCGTTAACGTCGAAAGTCTCGGTGAGAAAAGCCATGATGTTTATTCCTTAATGGTGATTTTGAAAGATGGGCGGCCAGGCTTGGCCGTAATTGCACCAGCCAAATGCTTGGTGATGGATTCGTCTGCTGATTTCCAGAGCGTCAGGTTTAGCTCTGGTTTCCAGCGGAACAGGGTCGCCAGATGCTCGGTCAAGCCCGACTCGGTGGCTAGCATCTGCAACTTCTCCGAATCAACCTTGCGGTCAATGCGGCCAGAGATTTTGACCACATAGCCATCTGGCTCTGCCGTCTCAGTAGACTCAAACGCTTCAGGCAAGCGCAGTGCTTTGACAATCTGGTCTTCGATCTTGCGGCGCTCGACTACCGTGCGCTCCTCAAGGGTCTTGTAGCGCAACCAGTCTGCGCTTAGAGTTTCAAGATCGCTCATAGTTCCCTCGCATTCAACAGAGCTTCTGCATCTGCATACGCTTGTTCTGTCAATTCAGTAAGTGTCCAATCAGAATGTTTAGCAAGGCGTATCTGAAAAGACTTGATGGCAAAGTAGTCCCGCAAAGTCATGCCTTCATGCCCGTTGTAGCTAACAGGAAATGCTTGGTCGCTCATGCCTTACCCCCAATCTTGGCAATGATTGCCCCAAGATCAGGCGCTTCCCAAGCCTCCAACTTGCCCGACCTGTCCTTTGCCAACCAGAGGCCATCGCTGTCGCACATCAAAGCGCGTTGCGTTACGCCCTCAGCATCACGCTCTACTCGCAAAGCCAGCACCTCATCAAAGAAGTAAGGCAAGCCTTGCGTAAGGCTCTTGCCTGGCATGCCAGGGTTGTAGAGCATCTTGCCCATCTCATCCGTGCTTTTCTCCAGCTTGGCACTCATGTAGACATGCTTGCCTGGCAAATCACGGAACGCACGGATCAACTCTTGCATGGTGGTGTTCATCTCACCATAGGCTGCGCGGCCATCTTTGGACTTCTTCATCTCAAAGGCCAGCACCACCTCGGCCACCTCGCTGATTGAGTCCAGCGCCACAGACTGAAAGCCTGACGCCTCCTTGCTGTCCTTGCACCATGTGAACGCCTCGCGCAAGTCCTCCATGCTGGTAATCTCTATATAAGGCAGATCAGCGTCTTGGATAGACAGCAAGCCGCCCTCGGCACTCAGCACAATCACGTTGGGCAGCGTTTTAACTAGCGTGGTCTTACCCGCACCAGCTTGACCGTATACCAACAACTTAACTCCATTGGCGGTTAAACCACCTGTTGACTTCAGATTGATAGCCATCTTGGCTCTCCTTGTTTTTCACCCACTTCAGGAAATCTGTTCTGGGTGCGCTTGCACTGTAGCACACAATTTAAGGTAACATGCAAACATTAAAACAAATTATTTTGATGAAAGAAAAAAACCATGATGACACTTGAGC